AAAAAATGCAGGCTCTGTTACCGGCGATCGAAAAGGCGATGCCGCCTTTGCTGGTGGCCCGTATGCGCAGCCACAGTTCTGAATATTACCGTGAGATCGTCGAACGGAGGGATCGGCTGGTGAAGGATGTCGATGATTTTGTTGCGTCAGCGGTTGTTTTGTATGACCAGATGAATCGCGGCGGCCCGGCAGGGAATGCTGTGGTGATGCACTAAAAGCACGGTGTTCGGGGGTTTTATGAGCAGCAAGCTTCATGGTCTTGTCTGGGAAGGGTGCGCCTTCACCGGCATGATCTTATCCAGGGTGGCGGTTATGGCCCGTCTTGCAGACTACAGCAATGACGAGGGCGTGTCATGGCCTGCCATTGAAACTATCCGGCGTCAGATCGGTGCAAGAAGTGAATCCACAGTGAAATCGGCTATTGCAGAACTGGCGAAAGAGGGCTGGCTGACGAAGGAAGAGCGTAAGGTCGGTGGGCGTAATGTAAGCAATATCTATCGGCTTAATGTGGAAAAACTCGAAGCAGCTGCGGCGGCGGCGCGTGAGTCATATAAACCGAAAAGAAAAATTAGCCCGGCAAAAAATGACCCGTTAACAGTTGACCCGTCAAATATTGACCCCTCAACGGTTGACCCGTCAAATTTTGATGGATCAACTGTTGATAAAAAACTGCCGATTAGGGGGGCGATGATTGACCCCGATCCGTCAGTATTAAAACCTGATCCGTCAGATAAAAGATCTTCTTGTCCGGACGCTTCGCAACCGGACCCGCAGACGGCTGAACAGGATTTTTTAACCCGACACCCTGACGCGGTTGTGTTCAGTGCGAAAAAACGCCAGTGGGGAAGTCAGGAAGATTTGGTGTGCGCACAGTGGATCTGGGGACGAATCGTGAGTCTTTACGAGCAGGCGGCCAGCGATGATGGCGAGATCACTAGACCGAAAGAACCCAACTGGACAGCATGGGCCAATGACGTTCGCACAATGCGGATGCTGGATGGCAGAACTCACAGACAAATTTGTGAAATGTTTGGGCGTCTCCAGCGGGATTCGTTCTGGGTAAAAAACATCATGAGTCCGGCAAAACTCCGGGAAAAATGGGATGAACTGGTTATCCGCCTGGGGCGTTCGCCTGCGCAGCGTTGCGTGAATCACATTTCTGAACCGGACACTGAAATACCGCCGGGATTCAGGGGGTGACGTGTCATGAAAAACATTGCGGCAGTTGGGGTTCTTGAACGTATTCGCAGACTTGCACCACAGGGGTCGGTTCCACCGTACCGGACGGTGGAGGAGTGGCGGGAATGGCAACTTGCTGAAGGACGAAAACGCAGCGAGGAGATTAACCGCCAGAATCGCCAGTTGCGGGTGGAAAAAATCCTGAATCGTTCGGGCATCCAGCCTCTGCACAGCAAATGCTCGTTTGCAAATTATCAGGTGCAGAACGACGGGCAAAAATACGCGCTGAGCCAGGCCAAATCCATAGCTGACGAACTGATGACCGAGTGCACGAATTTTGTGTTCAGCGGTAAAACTGGCACCGGGAAAAATCACCTTGCAGCGGCGATGGGCAACCGGCTGATGGTGAAGGGGCGCAGCGTGATTATCGTCACCGTGTCTGACGTCATGAGCGTGTTGCATGACAGCTACGACAACGGCAAATCCGGGGAAAAATTTTTACAGGAGCTTTGCGGGGTTGATTTGCTGGTCCTGGATGAAATAGGCGTTCAGCGGGAGACGAAAAACGAGCAGGTGGTATTGCACCAGATAATTGATCGCCGGACAGCATCACTGTGCAGTGTCGGGATGTTAACAAACCTGAATCATGCCGCAATGAGTACGCTTCTTGGTGAGAGGATTATGGACCGCATGACCATGAACGGTGGTCGATGGGTGACGTTTAACTGGGATAGCTGGCGTCCAAATGTCAGCAATATGAGGGTTGTGAAGTAATTTTGTCCGGAGGAAATTTTAATGGAAACCGTATCTGACGCACTGAAAGCACTGAAAAAAGCCTCTTCACATGTGGTGGCAGCTCGCCTTGGAATCAGTCGTGAAGAGGCTGTCAACGAGCTGTGGGAACTCAAAAGAAAAGGCGTCGTTGATAAAACTGGTCACACCTGGTATCTGGCTGGCGAAGGTGAATCCCGGGTAACCGAAGAGCGGCCAGTAAAATCTGAAGCACAGGATATGCTGACCGGGGAGGTCGAACAAAAAGTTACCGCAGACATGATGATTGAGTTTATCGGTCAGGATGGGGCTAAAACGTGTGAGGAACTGGCGGGTAAGTTCGGTGTCAGTACTCGCAAGGTTGCTTCCACGCTGGCGGTGGTAACCGCAACGGGGCGGCTGGCACGCGTTAATCAGAACGGTAAATTTCGTTACTGCATGCCGGGCGATAATTTACCAGCAGAGCCGAAAGCCGCTCTGGTAACGGAAAGTGATGGTAAGGCCTTTCCTCAGCCAGCAGGTGCTGCGTTACCAGTCCGGGAAGCCGCAACACAGGAAGAAATTAAAACAGAAACTGTGGCGGACATTGTGCAGCCGTTGCCATCGTTTACCGAAACGCAAGCAGATGAGCTGATTTTTCCGTCCCTTCGCAGGGCAAACCTGGCGCTGCGCAGGGCGAAAAGTGATGTTCAGAAGTGGGAGCGAGTCTGCGCCGCGCTGCGGGAGCTGAACAAGCACCGGGATATTGTTCGACAGATTACTGATTCTTCCCGCCGTGTTGTATCGGAAAAGTGATTGCCGGAGGCGCTTATGGCAAAAGTATTTACACAAGAAGAGCGGGAAAAAATTAAAGGGCTGATCGTGGAATTCGTACGCCTTAACGGACGAGGCACGATTCGGCAGTTATCGGATGAAATTGGTGTCAGTCATGCGTCTGTCGGTCGTTTATGCATGGAGCTGGCCGCCAGTGGTGATGTTTACAATTCCGGTTACGGAGTATTCCCGTCTGAGCAGGCGCGCAAGGACTGGCAAAACGCCCGCAAAAAACTCTCAAGGGCAAAGCTGAAGAAACCATCTGTGGTTGATCCGGACCTTATCTGGCTATTACCAGACGGCGAAATACGCCGCTACGACAGGCGCCTAAACATAATCTGTCGCGAGTGCCGGAAGAGTGAAGCTATGCAGCGTGTACTGGCGTTTTATCAGGGGAATTTTGAGGAGGTGGTGCGGTGAGTGAATCAAAATGCCAGGTTAATGGCAACAAGATAGAACCATGTGCAGCACTGGCAAAGTCCCTTGAGCGTGATGCTGAATACACGATGCGAAAAGGTCTGCTGATATACAAAATCTGGAATGAGAGTTTAACTCGCGGTCCTGATTTTGTGATGTTGCGTTCCGGTGAATTTTCTAAATTACCAGTTCGGGTTTCATTTTGTCCGTTCTGTGGTGAAAGTCTGAAAACGTGGGAGAACAGAAATGAATGAAATTAAAGAAATACCAGTAGTACGTGATGAATATGGCTGCTGGACGCATCCTGAATATGAAAAATTCTGTGACGGTCGGGAATATATTTCAACGGAAGAGTTTAACGCCTGGATGGAGGAAAATAATCTTCAATACGTCCTCTGCTTCAGAGATGAAGGATGTGCTGACCTTGATGCGTGTGATGCTGATATTTCTGCATGGGAACCGGAACGACCAGAGGGCAATGGATGGTTTATTGGTTCAATACATGACACCGAAGATGGCCCGGTTTGTGTATGGCTGAGAAATAAGGCCGAAGCATAAAGGCTATAAACCGACTAACAACTAAATACCGAAGATTTAAATCAGAAACGATTTTTATTAAATCCTTAACCGGAGGGATTCCTGCACCCTCAGAACATCAGGAGGCCGTCCGAAAGGGCGGTAGTGAAATGCGAAAATTCAAAATAATTATTGAAACGGGAATAGCCGGTGGAGATTTCGAGGATGAATTCGAAGTGGATGATGATGCAACACCAGATGAAATACAGGATGAAGCTAAAGATATTTTCTTTAACTACTGCAATTACTCATACCACGAAATAAAAGACGAAGAGGAAGAACAAAATGGCTGATTTTGGTTCAACTAAATATAACGCCAGTTTTGAAGAATGGCATGAACTGTTAATGGATTATGCAGAGTTACGCGGTGGAAGTGCCGCTGATGCTGAAGCATGGCGTGATGATTATGAAGCAGGGAAAACACCGGTCGAAGCATATTGTGATGAGTGGGGCGATGAATGAGCGAGATTAATTATCAGGAAGGGCATGAAAAGGCAGGGCAGGCAAAACCAGTGGCATGGCGATATCGCTACGTGAAAAAAGGCGTTACAGACTTTCAGGGGAAGCAGTGGGTTGGTGACTGGAAATATGTACCGACAAAAGAGGATTGCAACGACAGACCGAACTATGAAATTCAGGCGTTATTCACTGCCCCGCCTGTGCCACTGACACCAGAAGGATTGATTAAAGCAGTGCGTTTCTATGAACAGGTAAAGCGTGAGAATCCGCCAGTCGAAACCGGAGCATGGAAAGACGCTGTTGACTGGGTGCTCAAAGAGGCTTGCCAGTCTGTAAACATTGGCATCAAAGGAGAGTGAGAATGCAAATTTCACCGGTTACTCTTCGTGTTGCGAAGGCGTTTATATCCAGACATCACCGACACAATAAACCCCCGGTGGGGCATAAATTCAGCATTGGTCTGAGAAATGATGCCGGAGAATTGATAGGTGTGGCGACAGCCGGTAGACCTGTTGCACGACATTTGGACGATGGATTAACGCTTGAAGTAAATCGCACATGTACCACAGGAGAACGCAACGCTAACAGCGCGCTTTATGGTGCTGTCTGGCGGGCAGCAAAGGCTATGGGTTATCAACGTTGTATTACGTACACCCAGGCAGATGAATCAGGAGCATCTCTCCGCGCAGCTGGTTTTGTTCGTGTGAAAGAGCTTCCTCCAAGAAAAAGCTGGGCGGAATCAAGCGTCGCCCTGCGGAGTAAACGCGATCCGGTCGGAAACGGTGGTGTTCCTCGTGTGCTCTGGGAAATCAGGAGAATGAGTACCACTGGCATTCGCATCAAAGGAGAGTGATATGGCAACTTTGACAAAAAAAGAACAAGCATGGTTGAGCGAATTACAGGACGTTCTTGATCGCTGTCCATCACCGAAAAAAATTGGTTTTTACACCATTGGCGATAAAAGCATTTACCTGTATGACCTGCGCCGCATGGATGAAATCATGGAGGCTCTTGATAATCGTTCGTCGATGGATTGGTGTGTTGCTGTTCATGATATGAATGCAGGGTTTGATGAAAAGATTTTGTTCCCCTCATCAGTTGAAAGCACTGCGGGTTAAGGAGTAACACATGACCACTATTACCAAAGAACGTATTGAATTGTTCATTAAAAATCCGCTTGAAAACGGGCTTACCCGTGGTGAACAAATGGAACTGGCACGGATTGCGCTGGCATCGCTGGAAGCAGATCCAGTTAAACGAGTTAACTCAGATCAGATGCGCCGAGTCTGCTTAGAAGCTAATCGCCATTTAGATAAATATGACGCGATGGCGAAAGAGGTAAATAAGTTGCTTGGACGCATCGCCCCGCCAGCGCCGGTAGTGCCGGAAGAAGCAACTCCGGAAAACGTAGAAATGCTCTCTGGCTATGTTTCCACGTACAAATTAACCGATAGCGAGCGCGATATTGCTGCCGAAATATGGAACGCCTGCCGCACCGCCATGCTTCAGTCCGGAAACTTTCGGGAAAGCAAGAATTCGTCAACCAATAATTTTCGGGAAATCCCGGAAGCGTCAACCAGCTCTCCGGTAACTCCGGCTCTTCTGCCTGGTGGTTTCACCATTGAGGAGGCGAAGGAATTACATGAAGACCTGGTACGCAGCCACATAAGCAAGGCCTTAAGTGGCGAAAAGATGAAAAAGAAAGATCGCGATGCTGATTTGCGCTGGATTCATGGCGTTATAGTTCAGGCAGCGTGGTTTGTAAAAGCATCACTGGAGCAGAATGCACTATCGGGCAACTCTCCGGCAACTCCGGATGGTTGGATAAGCTGTAGTGAGCGAATGCCGAATACCAAAACAGCCGTTCTTGTTGCCGTGGAGTTTGACAGGAAAGGTGACTGGCGAATGAAATGGGCTACTTACATCCCCGGGCATCCTGACGCTAATGATGGGTGGATAATTCCTGGTGCGTCGTGGAAACCGTCACACTGGATGCCGCTACCAGAACCGCCGCAGGAGGTGAATCAATGAGCTGGCCTGAAGCATTAACAACGGTAGGAATTGCGATGGCGGTGGCGCTGGTGGTGTATTCGATTTGCCGCTGGGGATAAAAACGGTTTGCGGGAAAAGGAGAGTTAAGTAGAATTGCAGCGGGTGCTTGAGGCTATCTGTCTCAGGCATGAACACCAAAAGGCAGATAGAGAAAAGCCCCAGTTAACATTACGCGTCCGGCAAGACGCTTAACATTAATCTGAGGCCATATCTATGCTCTACACACGTAGGTTAGCCTCTTACGTGCCGAAAGGCAAGGAGAAGCAGGCTATGAAGCAGCAAAAGGCGATGCTAATCGCCCTGATCGTCATCTGTTTAACCGTCATTGTGACGGCACTGGTAACGAGGAAAGACCTCTGCGAGGTACGAATCCGAACCGGCCAGACGGAGGTCGCTGTCTTCACAGCTTACGAACCTGAGGAGTAAGAGACCAGGCGGGGGAGAATCCCTCGCCACCTCTGATGTGTCAGGCATCCTCAACGCACCCGCACTTAACCCGCTTCGGCGGGTTTTGTTTTTTCCTAGCATTCTGGTTTACAATTCGCACACCAGCCTGAACAACTGGCACCTGCTGCGCCAGCAGAGACAACCGATGGCGCACGATACCAAATTACACAATTCTGATGATTCTGCCGTCTTTGCCAGCAGGCACGGGCGGCGTTCCCGCACTTTCAAATCTGACTGGTTCCAGCATCCCCCATGCACTGAAGAACAGGCCGAGTGGCTAATTCAGTGCTACCGCAGACACGGATACGAGATTAAGAAAGCCCTCAGCCTCGATTATCGTCACTGGATAATCTCCGTCAGGCTTCCTTACTCCGAACGCCCACCGCGTCCGTCCCGCACATTCCAGCAACGCATCTGGAGGTAACGTGCGGGTATTACTTCGACCTGTTCTGGTACCGGAACTCGGGCTGGTGATCGTTAAGCCGGGCCGTGAATCCATGCCGGTATTCCACAATACCCGGGTACTGGTGGAGCCGGAACCGAAAAGCATGCGTAATCTGCCGTCCGGGGTCGTTCCTGCCGTTCGCCAGCCGCTGGCGGAGGATAAATCATTACTGCCATTTTTCAGCGACGAACGAGTGATTCGTGCTGCTGGTGGCGCTGGCGCATTGTCTGACTGGTTACTGCGCCATGTTAAATCCTGCCAGTGGCCACACGGCGATTATCACCACAGTGAAACCGTCATTCACCGTTATGGTACCGGCGCAATGGTGTTGTGCTGGCACTGCGACAACCAGCTGCGCGACCAGACCTCCGAATCACTCGGGCAACTTGCTCACCAAAACCTGTCTGCATGGATGATTGACGTCATACGCCATGCAATGAATGGCTCGCAGGAACGGGAATTATCGCTGGCTGAATTATCCTGGTGGGCGGTCCGCAATCAGGTGGCGGACGCGCTACCGGAAGCGGTATTACGTCGTTCGCTGGGGTTGCGTGCGGAAAAAATCCGCTCAATGTACCGTGAAAGCGACATCGTACCGGGAGAGCAGACCGCCACCAGCATACTGAAGCAGCGCACAAAAAATCTTGCGCCGCTGCCTCACGCCCACCAGCAAAACCCGCCACAGGAAAAGACGGTGGTCAGCATTGCCGTTGATCCGGAGTCACCGGCTCAGTATCTCCAGCGCCAGAAATCACAACGGGAAGAGATGCCTGTATACACGCGTTGGGTAAAAACGCAGAAATGCATGACGTGTGGCAATCAGGCAGATGATCCGCATCACATCATTGGTCATGGACTGGGAGGGATGGGAACAAAGGCTGATGATTTGTTTGTTATTCCGCTGTGCCGTAAATGCCATAGCGAACTACACGCCGGGGTAAAAGATTTTGAAGAAAAACACGGCAGCCAGCTGTTGTTGCTGATTCGTTTTTTAATGCACGCGAGAAATTCGGGTGTTCTGAAGTGGAAAGCATAAATGACTGAACGCATAGAATTTGTTTTGCCTTACCCGCCAACGGTGAACACTTACTGGCGACGCCGTGGCAGCACATATTTTATCTCGGAGGAGGGAAAGCGTTATCGCCGGGCTGTGGCGCTTATTGTTCGCCAGCAGCGGCTGAAATTAAGCCTGTCCGGAAGGCTGGCGATAAAGGTGATTGCAGAGCCACCGGATAAGCGTCGTCGCGACCTGGACAATATCCTGAAAGCACCGCTGGATGCGCTGACGCATGCGGGAGTGTTAATGGACGATGAGCAGTTTGATGAAATCAATATCGTTCGTGGTCAGCCAGTATCTGGTGGACGTATGGGGGTGAAGATTTACCCCATAATGCATGAAGAGCAGGTCAAAAAATGAAACTGGAAGATTTACCGAAATACTACTCCCCAAAATCCCCTGGCCTGACCGATGCATCGGCCTCAACGTCAAAAGATGCGCTGAGTATCACTGATGTGATGGCCGCGCAGGGCATGACACAGAATCGGGCTGAGATGGGGTTTTCTGCGTTCCTGGGGAAAATGGGCATCAGTATGAATGACAGGGCGCGGGCAACAGAATTACTGGCAGATTATGCACTCAGTCGGTGCGATCGTGTGGCGGCGTTGAGAAAACTTCCGGCAGAAATAAAACCGGTAGTGATGCGCATTATGGCTTCGTATGCGTTTGAAGATTATGCCCGTAGCGCGGCGAGCAAAAAACAGTGCCCCTGCTGTCACGGAAAAAAATTTATTGAAAGCGAGGTTTTTACAAACAAGATCCAGTATCCGGATGGTAAGCCACCAGTGTGGGCAAAGTGCACAAAAGGCGTGTATCCGTCTTACTGGGAAGAATGGAAAAAAGTCAGGGAGGTGGTAAAAGTTGCCTGTCCGGAGTGTGGCGGAAAGGGTGAGGTTTCCACCGCCTGTAAGGATTGCCGTGGGCGTGGTGTCGCCATTCATCGTGAAGAGTCGGTAAAACGTGGTATGCCTGTTATCAGAGATTGCCAGCGTTGTGGTGGTCGTGGCTGTGAAAGGCTGCCATCAACGGAGGCATTTAATGCCATATGCAAAGTGACGAGTGCTATCACGCTTGATACGTGGAAAAAATCAGTGAAACGCTTTTACGATACGTTGGTGGTTCGGTTTGACATTGAAGAGGCATGGGCGGAGCGGCAGTTAAAGAGGGTAACGCGATAGTGTTGTTGATTTTTCCCGAATCTGTGGTAAATTTGCTCTAACGATGGGCGTTTTATGCCTGACGTTAGAAGATTTTTTACACCCCGCCGCCTGGCGGGTTTTTTATGACTGAAATCGCGTCAGTACAGTAAACGCGCTGGTGGCGGTGAATACCTGTCTTTCAGCTTGCTGGCTTTTTCGACAAGAGTTATTGGTGTGTCACGTTAACCGGAAAAGGGAAAAAGACATGCTAAAACAGCAGGATATGACAGAAACCGCCAGAGTGGTGTTTAATGAATTAAGCGTTAACGACCCGGCGACAGTCGGGGAGATTGCGCAGAATACTTACCTTTCACGCGAACGCTGCCAGTTAATACTGACCCAGCTGGTTATGGCGGGTCTGGCAGACTATCAGTTCGGTTGTTACAGACGCCTTCCGCAGTGAAGGCTTTTTTATTTGTGGTAAATGGGCGGCTGGTGGGTGTTAGGGGCACCCACCAGCCATCTGCTCATGCGTTGGGTTCACAAGCACACCTCAGGCCCACTGCTTTGCGCAAAAGCAGAATGAGCCTATCAGAGACAGGCTTAATGATCCATGCTTAATACTGTAAAAATATCCAGTTGTGAGTTAATCAACGCCGACTGCCTGGAATTTATCCGGTCGTTACCCGAAAATTCTGTTGACCTGATAGTCACGGACCCGCCGTACTTTAAAGTGAAGCCTGAGGGCTGGGATAACCAGTGGAAGGGCGACGATGATTACCTGAAGTGGCTGGACCAGTGTCTGGCGCAGTTCTGGCGGGTGCTGAAACCTGTCGGAAGTCTTTACCTGTTCTGTGGTCATCGCCTGGCATCTGATATCGAAATCATGATGCGTGAACGCTTCAGTGTGCTGAACCATATTATCTGGGCGAAGCCGTCCGGACGCTGGAACGGATGCAACAAGGAAAGCCTGCGGGCGTATTTCCCCGCCACAGAGCGCATTCTGTTCGCGGAACATTATCAGGGGCCGTATCGTCCGAAAGATGCCGGGTATGCGGCGAAGGGCAGTGCACTGAAACAGCATGTGATGGCCCCGCTGATTTCTTACTTTCGTGATGCGCGCGCGGCCCTGGGGATAACGGCAAAACAGATTGCAGATGCCACAGGAAAGAAAAACATGGTGTCGCACTGGTTCAGTGCCAGTCAGTGGCAGCTACCGAACGAAAGCGATTATCTGAAATTACAGTCGCTGTTTGCCCGGGTGGCAGAAGAGAAACATCAGCGCGGTGAACTGGAAAAGCCCCACCACCAGCTGGTGGATACGTATACGTCACTGAACCGGCAGTATGTGGAGCTGCAGAGTGAATATAAGCATCTGCGGCGGTATTTTGGTGTGACGGCGCAGGTGCCGTACACGGATGTGTGGACACATAAACCGGTGCAGTTCTATCCCGGGAAACATCCGTGCGAAAAACCGGCAGAAATGCTGCAGCAGATAATCAGCGCAAGCAGTCGTCCGGGAGACCAGGTTGCAGATTTTTTTATGGGCTCAGGTTCAACGGTAAAAGCGGCACTGGCGCTCGGGCGTCGTGCGATTGGCGTTGAACTGGAGACCGGACGTTTTGAGCAGACAGTCAGGGAAGTTCAGGATTTAATCGTTTGAAACGGATGAGATTGCAGAATTAATTACGCACCATTATTATTCTGCTTCCGGCCCTTTAGCTCAGTGGTGAGAGCGAGCGACTCATAATCGCCAGGTCGCTGGTTCAAATCCAGCAAGGGCCACCATCACATACCGCCATTAGCTCATCGGGATAGAGCGCCAGCCTTCGAAGCTGGCTGCGCGGGGTTCAAGTCCCCGATGGCGGTCCATTATCTGCATCATGCGTTGTTAGCTCAGCCGGACAGAGCAATTGCCTTCTAAGCAATCGGTCACTGGTTCGAATCCAGTACAGCGCGCCATATTCATTCTTCCAGATTCCTTTCGGCAGAGCCTTATACTGAAATATACCTGGCTCAGGATATTGTTGAAAATATTATATGTTTGTCAAAAATAAAAGTTCTGTTAAGTGTTGATTGAGTGTTTGTTATACGGTCTAATGGTTTTTTCAGCATTAAATATTTATCATTCATATGGTGTGGGTAGAGTGAATATTGATGAGGCGTCGGGGTGTTTCATCCTTAGGCAGCGTATTGATATAGTCAATGCAGAACGAGCAAAGGCCTTCAGCCGTTTGACAGTTTTGTTCTGTACTCCTGATCGTCTTTCGGGAAGAGACGTTATTATTCTGAATAGTGATGCTATACAGAGGGTTTGCGATGAGTTCATGGTGGCTAATTCAGAATTATTTGCTCTTGTTCAGGAGTACAACAGAATAGCCAGGACCTGTGGTATGGATGAACTTCGGATTACTCATCTGGGGTAGATACATATCTGGATTATCACCGGTTACGGTAAAAAGTGATTGCTTACTGTTTTTGTGAATGGCATTGCAGCAGCCGGATAATGTCAGTGCTGGCTGACGGTGTGCTGGTGGCGGGTGTGGTGGTTGCTGCTTTCCCGTTGCTGAAAAAGAAAACGCCAGACTGTTAGCCGGGTATCAGTTAGCGGGAGAAATTTTTAAATACTTCACAATTCAGGCGGTTGACTGTTGTCTGGTTTGCGGGGAGTTTGTTAAAAGAAACTGGCATGGTGAATCCCCCTGTGCGGAGGGGCAATCAGCGAGTAGGTATATGGGATAATCGCGGATTCAGGTGCTGGTACTGAATTCACCGGGAGGCACCCGGCACCATGCAATGGCACATAGCGCCACTCTCCAGCCCCTCTCCGGAGGGGCTGTTTATATTGATTTTGTCAGATGTGAGTAAACTCCTTATGGACTTTGTTGTTTTAGCCCATAAGGACATATTTGCAGAGTGCAACGGTTATTAAAGCATTCATTCAATACGTTATCTGTATTTGTAGGGCATTCCTGGCTGTTTTTGATTAAATTCCAGAATGTTTTATTGAATGGTACTACGTTGTAAATGGTTACAGGCAGCACTTTGTTATTGAGCATGATGCCTGTGTGAGTCAGTGTAAATATACTTTCAGGAGGTAAGAAAGCATCCGATTGATACCAGATTATTAATTTTATTTTACTCCATATGACTGAAAAAGATATTCCGCATGATGGCTGGATAACTGTATCAATCACAATCCACTTCATTTAGTTTCCTTGTTTATGCCTTGCTGGTGATGTTCTGAAAAGTATAAATGATATTTTTGATTGTAAACCATAGAGCAGAATTATTTTTCTGATGTTGTTTATTGTTTATTTAAATGCAGGGTGGTTTATATCTCGTCTTGTAGTTTATCCATGCATATCTGCTTGATGATGAGGTTTTTAATTAAGGTATGGTTTTGTGTTTTTTCTGTATTACATGTCAGGTATTTTAAAGAATCATTTTTCAGATGGTGGAAAGAACCATGGCATTTAAACACTATGATGTTGTCAGGGCGGCGTCGCCGTCAGATCTTGCGGAAAAGCTGACACATAAACTGAAAGAGGGCTGGCAGCCGTTTGGTAGTCCGGTGGCCATAACCCCTTATACCCTGATGCAGGCGATTGCAGCAGAAGGTGATGTGGTCGTCAGTGGTGCAACTGAGCCGGAGTGGTACTACGTCATCGTACTGGCCGGGCAGTCCAATGCCATGGCTTACGGTGAAGGGCTTCCGCTTCCGGATTCATACGATGCGCCCCATCCGCGCATTAAGCAACTGGCCCGTCGTAACACAGTGACTCCCGGTGGTGAAGTATGCGTATTTAACGACATCATTCCTGCTGACCATTGTCTGCATGATGTTCAGGATATGAGTACGATTAACCATCCCCGGGCTGACCTGAGCAAAGGGCAGTACGGCTGTGTCGGCCAGGGCTTACATATTGCCAAAAAACTGCTTCCGTATATCCCTAATAATGCGGGGATCCTGCTGGTACCATGCTGTCGTGGTGGTTCGGCATTCACCCAGGGCACGGAGGGGACATTCAGCGAGTCCACGGGGGCCAGTCAGGATTCGGCTCGCTGGGGAGTGGGTAAGCCGTTATATCAGGATCTGCTTTTCCGCACGAAGGCAGCATTGCAGAAAAACCCGAAAAACGTTTTGCTGGCGATATGCTGGATGCAGGGGGAATTCGATATGACGAATGCCAGTTACGCCCAGCAGCCAGCAGCATTTCTTGCAATGGTACAGCAGTTCCGTGCTGACCTTGCCGGGCTGGCAGCGCAGTGTCACGGTGGAAGTCCGGCATCAGTCCCCTGGATTTGTGGCGACACGACATACGCGTGGAAACAAGAACACGGTACGCAATATGAAGTGGTATATGGTGCATATAAAGGTAAAGAATCCCAGCAGATTTATTTTGTTCCCTTTATGACCGATGGTAGCGGAGTTAATACACCGACAAACAACCCGTCAGAAGATCCTGATATTGCCGGGTCTGGTTATTACGGTTCGGCATCCCGAACGAACAAAAACTGGGTATCATCAAATCGCCCGACGCATTTCAGCTCATGGGCGCGTCGTGGCATTATTCCCGATCGTATGGCAACTGCTATTCTGAACGTAGCCGGGCGCACCTCAGCCTTCATCAGTGGTAAGGCACCGGAAATCAAACCCTCGCCCGGCGGCGACACGCCATCGGGTCCGTCTGCAGATACGTCCGTTCGCACAATCTCCCTGCTGCCGACAGCCGGAGAGGCTGCTGCGCAGGGCTGGACCATCACCGGCGGCAGTGTTGCGCTGGAAGATGGTGTGTTTAAGGTTACCAAGCAGAGCAATAAAACCTGGTCCCTGATGCATCCGGTGGATGACGCAGTCTCCCTGCTGACACGGGGTGGCAGACTGAGCTGTAAGTTTCGACTGTCAGGCGCACTGACCAACAACCAGTTCGGTCTGGGAATTTATCTGTATACCGATGTAGCGTTACCTGACGTCGTGGCGATGACCGGGACTGGTAACCCGTTCCTGATGTCGTTCTTCACCCAGACCACAGACGGCAAACTGAATCTGATGCATCACAAGAAAGCCGGAAACACAAAGTTGGGCGAGTTCGGGAATTACAGTAACGACTGGCAGACGCTGGAGCTGGTGTTCACCGCCGGCAGTGCCACGGTTACTCCGAAACTGAATGGAGTGGCTGGCCCGGCATTCCAGGTTATAAAAGACAGTCTGACACTGGGACTGAATGCGCTGACGCTGACGGATATTACCAAAAATGCAGCGTATGGCGTTGAGATAGAAAGTCTGGTGCTGGAGATAAATGCACCGGCATCATCATAAAAAGTGAGCCAGTCAAATGGAAGGTATCGTTAAACTCACCGGTAGTGTCAGTGGGTCGTCTGAGATGCCTGCATGAGTTATCAGAGCCATCAGTACTTAACTGGTGGCTTTTTTTATTGTTGTCAGCTTCCGGATAACGGGAGACGGGGTATGTACCAGATGGAAAAAATCACAACAGGTGTGTCATACACCACGTCAGCGGTGGGAACGGGCTACTGGTTCCTGCAGTTGCTGGACAGGGTTTCCCCGTCTCAGTGGGCGGCAATAGGCGTGCTGGGGAGTCTGCTGTTTGGGCTGCTGACATATCTGACTAACCTGTATTTCAAAATCAGAGAGGACCGGCGTAAGGCGGCGCGGGGAGAGTAAAGCGATGAAGAAAAAATACGAACTGGTTGTTAAAGGGATAAATAATTACCCGGATAAGATTACTGTTACTGTGGTACTGGAAATTGGTGGGTATCCGTCACTGTTGTTGCCAAATGTGGCGATTAGTCTTGACCGTACTGAAGGTGCCACGCTGGAGTTTTACGAAGCTGAGGCGAAAAAGCAGGCGAAGCAGTTTTTCATGGATGTTGCTGCCGGGTTATGTGAAGGGAACGAACCGTTGCCGGAAAAGCGCCCCATAATTTTAGAGGCGCAGGATGTGTTGATAACCTACAAAGGAAAGCTACCGGGAAGAATTACTGGTTCTCTGAAGATGCCGCCGTCAACACTGCGGTCAGAAAAAGAGGCGTCTTGTCTGCAGTCTGAGTACTCCATTACGGTTAAAAGTGCCGGAGAGGAAGGAAATAAACGTTATTTTATTGCGTCTGCACCTGATAAAGATCAGGAATGGGAGTGTAACCGGCCATCCTTTGTTGTATACGGAGATGGCGGGAAAATAACCATCTCAGAAAATGGGAAATTAACACCGCCATCGCACCAGCATAGTGAGGCGCTCATTGAATTTGCCATTGATTACCTGAAGAACAATAAAAAGCAGGGGCTGATGAAGCGCATTGGTCGTTGCATGGGATATCTGCAGGTAGCAGCTGAGATTGAAATGATGGCCAGTGGTGCTGACAATGATGCAGTTGTGCTGGAGGCTCTTCTGCGTGATTTTGATAATACGCCCTTTAAGAAAGCACCTGTTGACTGGATGCAGCCGGGGATGACTTATCTGAAAGGGCGTATATAAGGTGGCTCGTTATCTGTTGCTGGATAATCGACTGAAGATGCGTTCTTTTTGTGTTTTTGCGTAATGATTGTCCCACTCACAATCAAGGTAGCTTAATTCTTCATTCAACCAGTTATTTATATTGGTCTTAATACGCATAAGCATGGGCTGTGTTAATGCTCTGGCGATAATGCCGAGAGTCACAGGTGTGAGATGTCCATACGGCTCAGCCTGAATGGATTTTACTGCATCGTGTTCTTGTGGGAGGAGTAAGAGGCACTCTGATTTTACCCGCTCATTTATGGCTTGCAGGCATAAATCATAATTATGTTGATCGTTATGCATGGTTAATCCTCTACTGAAATTGTCAGATATATTTCAGCCATCAGGAAAAACGCCAGTGTCCTACCGCTGGCGGGCTGAAGATTTAACATATCCAGGGATTCGGAACCGATAAATCCTGATAAATATCCATGAACACCAAAATCAAATATGGCCTGTCGGCTGCCGTTCTGGCGTTGATTGCCATCGGTGCGCCTGCGCCTGATATTCTCGACCAGTTTCTGGATGAAAAAGAAGGTAACCACACAACGGCATACCGTGATGGTGCGGGTATCTGGACCATCTGCCGCGGTGCCACAATGGTGGATGGTAAACCTGTTATTCCGGGCATGAAACTGTCGAAGGAAAAATGCGACCAGGTTAATGCCATTGAACGGGATAAGGCGCTGGCATGGGTGGAGCGCAATATTAAAGTTCCACTGACCGAACCACAGAAAGCGGGTATAGCGTCATTCTGTCCCTATAACATTGGCCCCGGTAAGTGTTTCCCGTCGACGTTTTATAAGCGGCTGAATGCTGGTGACCGCAGGGGAGCGTGTGAGGCGATTCGCTGGTGGATTAAGGACGGTTGCGTATTTTCATGAAAGGAGATCACTCAATAACTTCCATCGAGATCGGGTAATAACATTTGAACAGATCGCTGAATAACATCGATGGAGATCACTTTTGACTCATTTTGTTATTCAGTGATCTCCATCAATGTTATTGGAACTTCACAGGTGTGTTGATCTGTATCTTTTGCCATTCCGGTAAAGGATACCTATGCCAACAGTTCCAATTTCTATGAGAAAACTTAAAGAAATTCTTAGGCTTAAATACGGTGTTGGACTCAGCCATCGACAAATTGGTCGTAGTCTTGCAATCTCCCCTTCCGTTGTATCCAGATATGCTAATCGGGCGGCTCAACTTGGCATAAAGCAGTGGCCCTTACCTACAGGATGGGATGATACAAAACTAAAACATGCGTTCCTTCAGACCCAGGTTAAGATGAAGAAGCACTCTCTGCCTGACTGGGCTACAGTACACCGGGAACTGCGTAATAAATGCGTGACGCTGCAGCTACTCTGGGAAGAATACTGTGAGCGTAATCCAGGCGGTTTTTACAGCTATAACCATTACTGCCGGATGTACCGTGAATGGCTCAAAACCACTTCACCATCAATGCGTCAGGTACATAAAGCTGGCGAAAAACTTTTCGTTGATTACTGTGGACCTACCGTTGGCGTTACCGACCCTGAGACCGGAGAAATAAGAACTGCTCAGGTCATCGTAGCTGTTCTCGGGGCATCAAGTTACACATGGGCAGAGGCCACCTGGTCTCAGCAGCTTGAAGACTGGGTGATGAGTCATGTTCGCTGCTTCCAGTGGTTGGGTGGCGTTCCTGAACTTGTTGTTCCGGACAATCTGAAAAGCGCCACATCCAGGGCATGTAAGTATGATCCTGACGTTAACCCTACCTACCAGCAGATGCTTGAGCATTATAATGTCGCAGTTTTGCCTGCGCGGCCACGTAAACCGAAAGATAAAGCCAAAGCTGAAGTTGGCGTTCAGGTTGTTGAACGCTGGATCATGGCCCGAATCAGGCATGAGATCTTCTACAGCCTTGCATCGCTTAATCAGCGCATTCGGGAGTTGCTGGAAAGACTGAATAACAAAATAATGCAGAAGTTGGGTTATTCACGTGCAGAACTCTTCATCCAGCTTGATAAACCCGCACTGAAGCCTCTTCCTGAAGCCAGTTACAGTTACACCCTGGTGAAGAAAGTCAGAGTTCATGCCGATTACCACGTGGAAATCGACAAACATTACTACTCGGTTCCATGTTCGCTGTTAGGCCAGCAACTGGAAGCATGGATCTCCGGAGAACTGGTAAGACTCTTCAATCAGGGGCAGGAGGTTGCTGTGCACCCGCGCAAGCGTACTTATGGCTACAGTACCCGCAACGAGCACATGCCTGAAGCTCATCGACAGCATGCCACCTGGACGCCAGAGCGTCTTCTGGAATGGGCGGGGCACATAGGCAGTGAAACTCATAGTTATGTGCTTCATATACTGAACTCTCGTCCACATCCGGAACAAAGCTATCGCTTCTGCCTTGGACTCCTGAACCTTCATAAAAAATACAGTAAAGCCAGACTTAATGCAGCATGTGCAAGAGCTCTGAAAACAAAGGTATGGCGTCTGTCAGGTATTAAATCGATCCTGGAAAAAGGTCTGGATAAACAACCTGTTCAGGATCCAAAACCAGATCTGTTATCCACGATGGAACACGAAAACGTACGCGGCAGTGAGTATTACCACTGATACGGGATCCAATGATGAATCATCTTTACGAACAACTGACCGCACTTAAACTCACCGGCTTCCGTGATGCGCTTAAAAAGCAACTTGCTCAGCCGGGCACATACCAGGAGCTGGGCTTCGAAGAACGCCTGTCATTACTGACAGCAGAAGAACTAACCTGCCGTGAAAACAGGAAGGCAGAGCGTCTGATCAAACATGCACGGTTCAGACTTAATGCTGAGTTATCAAAGCTGGATTATCGTAACAATAGAGGGCTGGACAGGGCCCTCATCCGTTCACTCAGTCAGGGAAACTGGTTAACCCTGAAACAAAATATTTTACTGACCGGGGCCACCGGCAGCGGTAAAACGTTCCTGGCATGTGCACTTGGTCATAATGCCTGCCGACAGGGATACAAGGTCTACTATTATCGCCTTAAAGCGCTGATGGAACAGTGCTATCAGGGGCATGCTGATGGAAGATACAGCAAACTTTTGACCAGGCTGAATAATAGCGATCTGCTGCTTCTGGATGACTGGGGGCTGGAACCTCTCTCATCAGAACAGCGTAGCGACCTGCTGGAAATAGTGGATCTGATGTACCAACGAGGCTCAATCATCGTAGTGAGCCAGTTGCCGGTGGAAAACTGGTACAAAATGATCGGAGACTCCACACATGCGGATGCCATCCTAGATCGACTGGTTCATGGCAGTATCAAGATCGAACTTAAAGGAGAATCAATGCGGAAAATACAATCTCCGTTGACCGAAGGAGATCAGTGAAGGTAATTTAAAAACGGTTCTGTGAAAGTGACACGAACCGATCTCCATCGATGTTACTCACCGATCTCCTTCACGGTAATACGCAACGGTGGCAGGGACTGCCGTATTCGCTCAAATAACTGTTACGGTCAGGTATCCCGTCGTGACCAGGAGAGCGCGCTGGCGTGCTGGGGAATCGACAGATAAGCAGAATATTTTGCTAATAAATGACGTTGGCCAAGGCGGACGGATAACACGAAATCCTGCGAACTGGCAAAATGTAAGTGAATAAAAGTAAAAACCCCGTTTGTTGGCAGCAAGCGGGGTTTTGTTTTTATGGCAGTAAGCTATGGGAGGCTGCCTTGATTGATTTTAGCAAACTGATTAGGGAGTTGCGACTCATGATTAGTCAATTACCAAACTGGAAATTTTTGCTGGTCTGGAGCATCCCTTTTTTATGGGTAGTATCCCAGTTAATTGTGGCAATTAAGGGGTAGCTATGTCAGACAAACTCATAACGCCGGCAAAGGTCCTGTGTGTGATTGTCGGTATTTCATTTTCACTAATGCTGGTTGCTCTTTTTCTGTCCCTCGCCTGGGTGATGTTGTCTTCGTCGGGGCTGCTGGGGTGACAGTGACTGATGACATCAGCAGAGCGCTGGCTTTTGCTATTAAGTGGGTGGCTGTTGGTATTGCTGTGTCTCCGATGCTGTATGGGCTGGCAAAACTGGTCATTGCGCTGAAATCGTGAACTTTAAAAAGATGAGTGCTGAACTTATTCGGGCAATGGCATTTGCCATTCGTATTGTGGCCATTGCTGTTCTGGTCTGGGCAATCCGTTGGTGGTGATATGAACCGTGTTCTGTGTGTGGTGATTATTGTCCTGCTGGTAGCCTGTGGTGTGCTTAGTCTGGGGCTGAATCATTACCGTGATAACGCCATAACCTACA